AGGTTGGGGTGGCTCTAGGCCGAAGATCGAGACGGGTACCCGGTTGCCACCCTTATAGTTGTGTGTGCCGGGTACTCGGAGGACGCGCGCAGCGTCTGCAGTTACAGCCGCATCGGCCTTGAACCCTTGGGCCTTGGCCAGCGCCTTCAGCTTCTCTGCGACGGGGAGCCACGTCATGAAGTTCACCGGGCCAGATAGCGGCCAGTACACATGCACGCCATAGCCAGAGTTCACCAGCGTGGGTCTCGGTAGTCCGTTCGTCTTGCAGAACGCCTTAAGAGCTTTGATCGCTGTAAACTGGTCGGGGAAGTCTTTCGGGGTGCCCTTCTCTAGGTGCACACCGCAGTCGAGGTCCATGTAGAACGCGTGCATCTGCTTGACGTTCTCAGCCTCACGGCTGTCAGCTTCCTCGAAAGTGCCGAGGCCATAGTACGCGTCGTATCCGTTCTCGTCGAAGTTCTCAGCTGCACTCTGCAGGGCTTCAATCGTTGGGTAGAACTTCTGTACACGTTTGCCATTCTTGATGGCCAGCACACAATAATGTCCGTCCGTGCCGAGGACGCTCCGCAAGAAGGTCTGTGTATCCATTACCGCCACTCTGCCTGTTGGGTCGCCGCGACGGGGCGAGGTTATTGTTATACCCCGTCGCAGCCTACCTAGGTAGGATTACTCGTCGTCCCACTGTCCGACAAGAGCCGCGAGGTCTCCCGCAGGCTTAGGAGCGTCGGCCTTCTTTGTAGAGACCTTGGTCGGCTCTTCTTCCTCGTCGTCAACGATAGCGGCAGGCGGAGCCACCAGCGCAGGAGCCTTCGCGGGCGGTGCGGCTTTCTTGGTCACGCCATCCGTCTGGCCCACGGTCATCGTGATTGCCTTGGTAGCGTCTTCGCTATCCTTCGCAGCCACAGCTGCCCGCAACTCGGGCTCGTCCAGCGGACGGATGGGCTTGAAGAACAGCTTCGGGGTCTCAGCGTTCTCGTCGAAGTACATCTCCGTCATCACCGCGATGATCGGGGTGTTGTGCGCGTTCAAGAACTTCGCATAAGCCTGCATACCCATGTTGCCGTTCTTAGCTTCCCCGAAGATCGAGGTAGCGGGCAGCTGCAGCTGGTACACATCATCCGGCTTGCCTTCGAGCGTGATAGCCAGCCGCTGGTTGAAGCGGCACGCACGGCTATCGCCCTGCCCAGAACCTTTGATGTTCATCGGGCAGTCTGCACAGCGCGCTGATTTACGCTGCTCGGCAGGCACGTCGGGGGACGGCACACGAGTATCTGCGGACCAGCAGGACGGTGCCGTGGCGTTGTTCGGATCGTAGGTACCCTCGTAGTAGGTACGCGACACACTCGCAGCGTTGACCACGACGATGTTGATCTCGTTGCCCTTGGCGATGGACACCTGCTCACCACCCACCATCAGACGGAACTTGCCGCCCTTGATCGAGATGCGATTACCACCACCGCCACCGGAACCGGCGAGGGTCTTGTTCATATCCTGCAGCGACTTGAAGAGGTCGCTGTTAACGAGGGGGTTGTTGCCCCCAAAAAGTGTCATGCCGCTCATAGTCATTCTCCTGTGGTTTCGAGGTCGAGGTCCAGTTGCTTCGGCGCACTAGTCAGTGCAGCGACGACGTTTTCCAGATGGAAGCGGTAGGTATGGCCTACCTTGATGTAAGTGTCCTTCGGGATGCTGCCCTGCCTGATCCATGCACGGACTGTCGATACTGACACAGAGAAGTGCTTGGCGACATCCTCTATCATCACGAAGGGCGACTTCATTTCGGTCATTACTTTTTCCTCACGGTTATGACGTACTCGCTGTCTACGTTGAGACCGGGCGGAAGTAGGTCGGGGTTTTCTTCGAGGAACTGACGAACGGAAGTCTGGTTGAGGCGCTTCTCATAGAAGTCAGGTACCTCGTTCTCCAAGATGAACTTGTTCATCGACTCCCAGTCGTTGGTCCAGTAGCGGGTCTTGGTCTGCCGGTAGAACAGACCAGCCGGGGTGCGGACGCTATCGACACCGTGTTCTTTGCAGTGGTCGAGCAGTGCACGCTTCAGCTTGTTCAGGTCGTCTTCGAGCTTCTTGTCTTCCTCGTCGAAGCTGGCTTTCAGCTCGCTACGCTTGCCGCGTATCTTGAGGTAGGCCCGGGTCAGCGCTTCTACCGAAACGCCTTCGATGATCGGTGCATCTTCGGCACTCATAGTGTTCTCCTTCGCTGTCGAGAATTGTTATATAATGGTATCCATTACACTAGTCAAGCAAATCTTTGTAGAGGTCGATCATCTTTGTATGCACGTCGATTTTGTTGTCGAGCAACGAGTATACCCGCCGTTCAACGCCAGAACCCTGCAGCTGCACGACCGTACACTTGTTGGCCTGACCCTTGCGGTGCACCCGGGCGTTGGCCTGAGCATAGGTTTCCAACGACGACGTAGGGGCCCACCACACCACGGTATTCGCAGCGGTTAGCGTCACCCCATGCGCTGCGGACTGCGGCTGTACCACGAGAACTCTCGGGTTAGGCTGCTCTTGGAACCGCTTGAAGATGTCGGTCCTGTTCGCTGCAGTCACGTCGCCCCGGATGATCTCGTTGGTAATGCCGTCCTTGGTAAGACGTTGTGCCAGCAGGTCTATGACGTGTCGGAACGGGACGAACACGAGTACCTTGTGAGAGCTCTCGTCGATGACTTCCTTCAGCGCATCGTAGCGGTGCTTGATGTCGAACTGTACTGAGTCGCCCTCGTCCGTGTAGACCGCACCCGCCGATATCTGCAGCAGCTTGTTCATGTTCACGGCTGCGTTGACTGCCGTTACCTGCTCCCCGGCGACCTCCATAGCCATCTGGCCCTTGAGCCGGTTGTAGAACTTGGTCTGCTGCGCGGTCAATTCGACGTGACGCTTAACGTACATCATGTCGGGCAGGTCGAGGCATTCCTCTTTGGTGAACCGGATCGCGGGGCGCAGGACGTTGAACACTGTCTGCGTAGCCGTATCTTTGGGGGCCCAGCGGAACTGAGTGATCTTCATCATCACCATGTCCCGCCACGTAGCGAAGGAGCGTGGTACCCCAGCGGGGTTGACCAGCTTAGCTAGGCCGTAGGCATCGTCAGGCCCCTGTGCAGCGGGCGTACCGGTCATCATCCAGAGCCACGTAGTCGGCTGGAGTAGCGACTTCAGCACCTTCCAGCGCTTGCTCTGAGAGTTCTTATAGTGGGTCGCCTCGTCCACGATGATCAGGTCGTAGTCAGCCGCAGCGATATCGTCCTTCACGATCTCCACACCGTCGTAGTTGATGATGAGGAAGTCGGGTTTCTGCGCGATGATCTCGCGGCGCTTTTTGGCCGAGCCGTATGCGATACCGACCGTCCGGTGCATAGCGAAGGAGAACAGATCGTTGCGCCACGCGCTGTCCATGATCGAGATAGGGCAGATCACCAGCACACGTTTGATGATCTTCTGCTTCATGAGGAAGTCAGCCGCCCAGATAGCGCTGGCGGTCTTGCCCGTGCCCTGCTCGTTGAAGCAGAACGCCCGCTGGTTCATGGTCAGAAACGCTGCGGTGGTCTTCTGGTGCTCCATCGGTGCGAACTTGCCCGCCCAATCGTAGCGGCCTTCGATGGGTGATGGCACCCGGATGTTCATGGACTTCAGCGTTTGAGCTTCGGTCACGCCCCAGTGGATCAGGACCTTGTTGTCCTCAAGTTCTTGGCTCTTTGCGATAGCGGTAGTGACTTGTTTAGGATTGCGCACCCTGAGCAGGAGCGCCTTATTGTCGATGATCTGCATGCTGTTCTCCGTGAGGTTAGGGTATACCCTAACGCTTCTTTTCACCGGGCTTATGACCGTTCCGGCTACGGTTCTTCGAAGGTGCTTCTAGCGCGTATCCATCTTTGTTGCTGCCGCCCTTAGACAGCATCTTCTTGTGGCTCACATCCTTACCGGTGCGGTCCACGCCTTTCTTGTCCAGCGCACGACGTGCGCGCTGACGCTCCATACGGTCGGGGTGTTCGCCCCGTTCTTTCTGCAGTTGGTATTCTTTTTTATAGGGCCGTGGGGACTTGGTGTATGGCATGTCATTTGCTCCCGTTGTGAGCACATTCTACCACAGGGCAGTGTCGCCGACAAAGCCCAGAAGGGCGTGGGTTCCATACGCCTGTCTCGTGGGCCTTCTCCAAAGATGCGTATTTCTGCAGCCATGGCTTCCACAGTACCCCCTCGTCGCTCACCGCGTACTTCTGTTTCACCATAGAGTTGGCGATGACGAACAGCAGCGCCCCGTTGACCGTCTTGACCTGCGGGAAGTGTTTGAACACCGCCAGCGCCATAAGCTGCAGCTGCCCTACGTCAGCATACTTGGCGTTCTTGCTGGTCTTGTAGTCCACGACCCTCGCTGCATCCCCGTCGATTATGAGCAGGTCCACGACGCCCCGGAACCACACGTTCTTATCGAAGAACCCGCACGGCTCTAGGTCCGCCGTCAGACCCATCTTGAGTTCGCAGTGCTTCTCCCCCGGTAGATCGTTGAGCGCCGACATAGCCGAAGCTACGTAGGAGAACTTTGCAGGGATAGGCGTACCGTCCCGCATGTATTCTTCACATGCCTTGTGGAACTCCGTCCCGTACCGAGTTGCATCGGTCTCGGCGAAGGGAAACTCCTTGAGCACGTTTACGTGATAGAACTGCTTGGGGCAGGTCTCAAACGCTTTGATCCGGCTAAAAGACCATGCCCCTGCACTCATTTGAACAGCTTACTTTCCCATTGGCACACCGAGTTGATGTGCGTGTGTTTCGTAGTAGGCTCCATCATACCGATCTTCTCGATCCAGCCCAGCTTGCGCAGCGAAGCTATCATCGCCCCCCACACATTGTGGTGGTGCGGATCACGCATCCCCTGTGATCTGCAGAAGGCGCAGAGCTTACCACCCTCGGTGTACCGGTTCACTGCCAGATACCGAGCCGCGTGGTGGTAGTATTGTTTCTTCCAGTCATCGTCGGCGTTCGTGTACGCACGCTGTATCTCAGCCTCGATGAAGGTGTGGCGGTCTGCGCCATCAAGTTCCAACGTCATTCTGTCTCTCCATAATTCTTACCTATGCCCGCTTCACAGTCTACCGGCAGGCCCTCGGCCCACGTCGGAACCCAACGCATGCACTCTTCGACATAGGTCTTGCAGGCGAGTGCTTCCTCGTCAGGAACACAGCATACGATGCTGTCATGTACTGTCAATACTGCGCGGTACT